AATTAAGATTAAAATCAATACCAAAGTTATTCGTATAATTTAGAATGTCGGTGCCATCATCAAATTTAAATTTTCTGCTCGATGGTACTGAATTTGAAGCAACATATCCAAACTCATCATTATCAAAATAAATGTTTGAAACATCAGATACCAAAGAATTGTCTGTGAATCCTGCTCCGGCATGATTGAGTTTATTTAATTTTCTTCTTACATCATATTCTCTACCTGCTAGCAAAGTTGGATTATTTCGCAAATCTAAAGTATTTTTCGAAACATCAATATCGTCAATATAAACCAAATTTGATGTAGATACTACAACTTCACTGCCCCTTTCTAATATTTCAACCTCATCTCCTATCTTTAAACTGGATCTATCAATCGAAGATGCTAGTTTAATACTGGAGTTATCCTCAATTTGATATCTGGTGCTTGTATTGTATATAAAAGAATTTGCAAAAATTTCTTTCCAATTTGAATTGTTATTCTTTACCTTATCTCCAAGGTTTTTAATACTAATTATATCTCCTTCAGATGTTTTGAAATTTTCGCTCTGTTCTTGTATAGTATCAATCACTCCTAAAAGAAACAATTCAACCTTTTTAGAGATATCTCCATTTTCGTAGGAGAAGTATGTATCATTCGATCTAATATTTGATGCTTTGGATATATTAGTGCTAATACCAGTACATCCAAAAAATTGATTAATACTTTTTCCAGTATAGGTGATAGTATTGAATCCTGAGATCAAAATTCCTGACTCTGGGAAACTAACAGTAGAATCCACCGTTAAAATAGAATCTCCTGCCGATACATTCTCAATCAACTTTGTGTTTGGCGTAATTATAAAGTTACCTTCAACAGAAGAATTTCCGTCATTGCCTATGTAAAATTCAATTTTGTAAAAAGTTTCTCCCTTTCTTGTAAAAGGTTCTAATGCAGAAATTGAAGCAGATGTATTTTCATCATTACTCTTTGTAAGAGTCTGTCCCACAATTTTCGAAATATCTCCAGAAATTACTTCTGCAACTACAACTTCTCTTCTTACATAATTTGCAGAGGATGGTTTAATCAAATAATCCTCTAAGTTTATAATAGAAGGAGTTTCACCAAAAATGACTTTAAATAAGATTTTTATCGATTCATCAGTTCCTTTAGACGAATAAAAATCTTTTGCTCTTTTTAAAAAGTTACCTGCATCAATACTTTCTGAAAATGAAATATTTTCCAATCCTGGAGCAAAAGTCGATTTTAATTTTTTATAGAATTCTTTTAAAAATAATGAACTTAAATTCTGTACAGTTACACCACTACTATGAGATACTGCAGTTGATGTAGAAAATATCAAATCTTCATTATTTAAATCTTGATGATAATCAGTAATTCCACTAAAACCACGTATACAACCAGTAAAACTATTTGAGGTTATTCCAGTATAAGTGATAATTTCATTATCAATTTTTAAAAGACCATATTGATTTGGAAATCCCTTGGTGCTAGAAACACTAATTGTAGTCTCACTAGATGTTATATCACCACTTAATGTAACACTATCAACAATAACTTCTGGTTTTAGATTATCAAATTTTAAATATTCATCTAAATTATCACTAAGATCAATGGGACCACCCTGATATTCTTGCGAAATATAATATTGCTTTAAAAAATCAACTGTTTTTGGACTTTCATCCAAAATAAATTCTGGTAATTGACTGGAAATTATGTCCTGAATCTTGACTTTTGATTCAATTCCTGTTTGTATCATGCTACTTTCTTATTAAATTTCCGTTTGAATAACTTGAATTGTAGAAATCGCTAACAAATCTGGTCCCAGATATTTCATCACCAGAAGCAATCACGTCCCTTACCATATTTATTGTACTTTTTGGAATGTTTAATGAGACATATAAATCTCTCAATCCAACAACGTCATTAGATTCTGGGAATGCCTGAATCTCTATAACATTATTTGGAGATGTCGTTCCTGTAATGTTTATAGGGAAAAGAATAATCTCACCCTTTTCATAATCAACCGTTCCTGCCTGCCTTAATACAACAACACTATTGTTAGAATCAAATTTAATTAAAGAAATGAAACCATCTTTTGCAATTTCTTTACTTGGTAAATTAGTTAAAAGATTGGGTGTATCTGTCAGATATACTGTAGAACTTTCCTCAACAATATTAAATCCGGTAGATTTAATATTAAAACCCTGAGATTTTACATGGAAACGATTTCCATAACATAATTCATATTGAGCAAGAGTATTCAATGCTACTTTTAAGTCCCTACGAATAATAATCTTTGTTATATTTGATGTAATAGCAATATCAGTATTATCGATAACTTGCTGTACTTTACTATATCTCAATCTTCCTCCAAACTTATTAAGATCTAAAGATTTTGAATATTTTGTAAGAGTATTTAAAACAGATGTTTTTAAAGTATCTTCTGACGATAATTGAGAATAATTGTAGTAAACAGAACTATCCAGTTCAACATAAAGAATTTTAAGATCTGTTATTTTTTGATTTATTCCAGAAACTGTATATTGTTTTAAATTTGATGAGATTCTAGTTTTATCAAAATCAGAAACAAAGCTACCATTCTTTGGTTTTATACTGATTTGTACCGTTCCAAATTGTGGAGGATCTAGTTGTTCACCCCCGACAACAGAAACAGATTCTGTATTTGGATAAATTTCTTTGATGATTGCTTCATAATCTCTTGATGTAACTGCTCTATATTGTGAAGAATATAGTTTTGGAGCAAAATACTTAACAGAGTCTACAGGTTCAATATCTCCACCATTAGAAGAAATTTGATTTGTAGTAATTGTTACTGTTCCTGGATCAATAATTTTTGCAGGTGTAGAGGCATTCTCCAAACTACCTGAGAAAGAAAAATTAGAGGCACCATTACCATCTCTTCCATCGGTTATAATGTAATTTGCAGTAATATATGTTCCATCACCATCTTCACCTAATTTTTTACCTATAAGGCCATCACCAAATCTTAGTTCATATTTTTCATCTTGAATCTCACTGATAAAAAATACTCTAGAATTTTTGTCGATATTAAAAATATTTTTACTAAGAGTATATTCTATGCCCCTAGTATTCTCATCTTTACCAATATAAACTTTTAATTTGGAAGTATCAATAAAAGAATTATTCAAAATAAATCTTTGATCTAAAGAACCATCATATAAAAACTGTTTAGTTAAATATATTCCTTGAGATATATTGATATTGTTAAATGATGCAGTTCCCTTTACAAAATTGCCCCCATTATCAAGTGTGGGTATAGAATTTGCTGTAGTATCTTCTATAATGGAAAAAGTAAATATAGTGTCACTAGTACTCCCTGTACACACTATACCTGCCTTCAGGGTGAGTGTAGGAGTGGGATCGTTAGTTTCTATATCAAAAGATACTTGTGCCGTTGCAGCAGTTCTAGAACGTGGCATATAACCAATATTTCCAGCAAGAGAAACAACATTTTCTCTTAAAGTTGCAGAATCCAAGAAGGACTCATTCACAATCATATTAGAATTAAATGCTGTAATATAACTGTTATATGCTAACGTGTCTATCAGAACAGAAAAGTTTGACCCTTCAAAGTCAAAATCCGTAAAGTCGGAATTTGAACGTAGATAATCTTTGATGGATGTTTTTATCTGATCAAAGTCTAGATTTGCGTATTTTGTAAAAGGCATTTTATCTTGTTGCCTCTAAGAGGAATGAATATTCTTGTGTTGGAAACTCTTGACCAATAATATCAAATATGACTGTTACATTAAATGTGTTTTCGTCTGCTATTGGATCTACCTGAACGATCAAATTTTCGACTCTATCTTCAAAATTATTAATTGCAATTTCAATCTGATCCTGAATAACTGATGCAGTACCAAAATCAACGAATTCAAATAGACTTCTTCTTACATCAGATCCCAACAAAGAGTTAAAAAATCTCTCTGTTGGGATCGTTTCTACTATATTTCTTACAGAACGACGAATTGCATTCTCATTTTTTAGAACCGGAAGGTCTTTTGTCACAGGATGAGGCTCAAAAGATAAACTAATATCTTTAAATGATCTTGATATCCTCTGAATTGCCATTGTTAAAGAGTTTTCGTAATTTTATTTATACTCTATTCCTTAAGATTTTTCTGTCCTTCCTTTAAATCATCATGCATGATCTCTTGAAGCACTCTTTCTTCTTGATCATTCGTTTTTTTGGGTAATGACCAGTGATCTGTGGTCAGGCTTGTAGTTCCCCACATTTCTTTCATGTAATTTGTACTTCTATCTACTGGTGAATTGCCCATTTTACTCCTATTTTGTTAGAATAGAACTTTTTGAGGGGTTCCTATCCCTATTCGTATTTATTTTTCACCCTCTTCGGATGAATTTTCACGTTCTTGTGCAGTTTTCCAGAAATATTCGTCCTCACGTCCCATTCCAAGTCGTTCAAATCCATTTTCAACTTG